CAGGACCGAGACACCTTCGTAGAGCGTAACCGTATTAGCCAGGCCACCAAAAGGGGCGTCTGTCTAGCTACCAGGTACGAATCAGGCGAAGACGGCCGCTGGATAACCTTTGCCCCCAACCATTCCTGTATTCAGGTCCGAGACATACCGAACCCTCACAAAAACGGCCGCATACCGTTTGTTATAAAGTACTCCCAACCCCTATTTGACTCCTTTTACGGGTTGGGAGACTTCCAGAGGGCCAAGTCCCTGCAGTTCGCTCGCGATGGTCTGACCAACTTCTACTTCAAGGGCATCAAGATGAATCTTATCCCACCAATCGTAGCCAACGCCAACGGTGTCCTAAAACACACCCTAGACTACCGAGAAGGCGCTGTGATGCTCGAAACCCTACCAAACTCCATCAGACGCCTAGAAACCTCCACAGCAGGCCTACAAACCTACAAAGACTCAATGTCCAACCTTACTGGCTCGCTGCTGTCTCTCTACGGCACCCAGAACGCCTCCCTGCCTGGCGCAGAGGCTCTTAACCCATCCCAGGGCAAGACTCCCGCTGCAATAGATATGTTCTCCGAGAAAGAGGCTACTAGGGACGGAGCCGAAAGACGGCACCTAGAAGCTGCTATTGAGAAACTTACCGACGGGTTCTTCTCGCTCGTCGCTAATATCGGCACTGAAGACGTCCCCGTCAACCTATTCTCCGAAGACATCAAGGATATTGCTAAGGCAGGACTAAGCGATGTAATCGGCCTATTCGACGGCCTTACATTCCAACCCGACGGCACAATGACCGCTGGTACTCTTAAGATAAAGCCAGGCTCACTAAAGGGCATAGAGTACCGCTTCAGTATCACTGCCAACTCTACCGCCAAAGTCAGCAAAGAAAAGCAGCTCCAGTCAGTAGAACGACTTCTAGACAACATTGGTAAATTCCAGAATATTATTAAGGACGACCCCCGCATTGAAATCAACTTCCCAGCCATGCTAGACGCCCTAGAAGAGCTTAGCGACATAAAGGGCGCCTCCGAGTTCGTTACAGTAAAACCAGGCCCAGACCCCCGAGAAGCAGAACTCGAGAAGATGAACATGGAACTCCAGCAAAAAGTTATGGATATGGAGATGGCCCAACAGAAACACGGCCTAGAGATGCAAAAGATGGAGAAGGGCATGCAGATAGAAGCCCAGAAACAGGCTATGGGCCTAGCCCAACAGCAACAGTCGATGGACCAGTCGCAAGCTAAGTTCCAGCAGTCACAACAGCCCCAAAGCTCCTCCATCGGCGGACGATTATTTAGAGACCCAGAAGTCAGTGCAGTTGCTTCAGACTTCCTAAATATGTAAAATAACTCCAAAAGGAGAACACAATGAGCGAATATGGAATTGTCGGAGACGCCAACGTTACCGACCTACCCGAAACAAGCGTAGACAACGAGCAGTTAGTAGAAGAAAAGAAAATGGCTAAGTACAGCAAGACTGCTGAATTTAAGCGAATTAAGGACTATATGGAAGCCAGGATAGAATTCTGGAAGCTCCGCCAACCCAACGGCACCCCAATGGTCGCCAAGCAGGTAACCCAGGATATGGTCAATGACTGGGTAGTCGCCAACCACATCATCGCCGAATTCCAGGCCTTTCTTAGCGAGTTTGAAAATGCTGCTAAGGCCGTAGAAGATGTTCAGCGATAGTTATCTAAAGTGGTTCGATAAGCACGGCAAGCCCCGTCCTGCTCATAGTGAGCACGTCCGCGAAGAGGATATTCAGCGGAATATGGTTAAACTAATCCCCCATACCTGGAAACAGGAAGGTAACAGGCTGATAGGCTATGTTGATGGTGGTACTAAGATTTCACAAACCATCCCAACTAACTATCTCCTTATTGGAACAGACGACAAAGGACTTCCAATTTTTAAAAAGCTGTGATATAAGTATCTGTAGCGCCGCCCGGCTTATACGAGGGCAGTAAACAAAAAGACGCCTCCCGGTCATAATCGAGGGATGAAAGGAATTAAGATGGCAGACGACCAACCAATAGACCAAGAACAGGTCCAACAACCAGAAACTAATCTAGAGGAGGTCCCGCAGCCTGAAGTTCCGCAACCAGAGCCCGAGGCCCCAGAAGAGCAACCCGCCGCTCCAGAAGCTCCCGCAGAAGAGTCGGAACCAGAGCCAGAAGAAGCTCCCGCCCCTTCCAGACGAGAACAACTAAGAGTCCAGCAGTTACTCAAAAAATATGGACAGCCAAAGGAAGCACCTTTACAAGCGAATGGTCCCAACTTCCGAGACCAGATAAATGCGGACGAAGAGGTCTACAAGACCTTGGAAGAATCCACAACTGAATACGGAAGACAGCAATACAGCCAGGGGCTAGAACAAGCGAAGTATTACAAGTGGGAGACCCTACTTCAGGTAGACGACCCGCAAGTAAGAACCAAATACGCACAGCTTGACCCCAGTGATAAGGAGAAATTTCACCCTGCACTGGCCGATGCTATGAATCAAAAGTATTTGCGCTTCGTGGGTTACAACCCAGGGGACCCCGAAAGGGGAATCGCACCTACGGTACAGCGACCAGACATCCGATACCTAGACTTTGTGGAAGCAGAGTTTGAGTTCGCCGATGAACTAGCAGCCGAACGGCAAGAGAGGACCACTAAGAACATCGCTCAACAGGCCGCCCAGACGGGCTTACGCCCAGACGGTTCACAGGCCAAAAGCCTTAATTTAAATAAGGCACCACAAGATATGACCGAAGAAGAGTTAAACGCCGTAATAAGTCAGTCTCTACCGAGAGACGCTCGCGGAAGATTCATATCACACCAGTAAATTAAAAACTTAAAAAAAGAGGACAAAAATGGCAGCTCCAACATTAAACACTAATGTTACCCTGTCCATTGCCCAAACAGCCCAATATGTCCAAGAGCTCTGGACTCGTGAAGTTCAACAGCCCTTCGACAAGAAATTGCAAGCTGCAAAATTGGTCAAGGACCGAAGTGGCCTAGCTAAAGATGGTGGCGACCTAATTCGCGTACCATTCACCGCTAATGTCGACGCCCGACAAAAAGCCGCTTCAACAAATATTACCTATGATTCACCAGACGGTACCGCGATTCAACACAATATTGACAAGCACTACTACGTTGCTACTCATATTGAAGACATCGCAAAGGTACAATCTAACTACGACCTAAAGGCCGCTTTCCAAGAAAGACTGGTCGAGGGTCTAGCCCGACAGATTGATACCCACTTAATGGCCCTATACGCCTCGGCTGGCTCCACTGTTTCAGGTGGCGCTACTGTCGATGACGCTGATATATTGGGTGTTGTACTTGACTTCGACGAAGCCAATACTCCACAAAGCCTGCGCCGTGGCATCATAGGCCACAACACCAAATCTGACCTACTTGCTATTAACAAGTACGTCGCCTACGACCAAACAGGTAAAACTGGTAAGGCTGTAGACGGCACTGACGGTTTGGTTGGCTCATTGTACGGTATCGACATTTACCACTCTGGTAACGTTCCTACCAACACAACTGGCCGCAACCTGTTCTTCCACCGAGACGCAATCGTACTTATTCAACAGCTTCGACCGAAGTTCGAGATGGAGTACAGTGTTGACTCTCTTGGAACCAAGACAGTATTACACGCTATCTATGGCGTAGGTGTAGAGCGAGCTAGCTCGGTTATCGAGTTAACCCGTACCACTGCTCCTTAATCCATAAAGCAGTAACATTAATGGGCTTGACTATCAGGCCCATTTTTGTTTTCATTAAAAAAGGAAAACAACAATGCGAAAAGCCAATGTGGACTCCTCTGAAATAGAGCAGGCGGAGAAATACGAGTACAATCGACAGGCCAAAAGAAACAAAGCTTTTGGCCTTATGGATATACGGGATAGGGGCTGGGCCAAAATCCCCACCAAGAATGGTGTAGAGACAGTAATGCTCTGGCACAGTGCCGCTGACCTAGAAGAACTTGTACCCCGCCGTCACATCCCAGAAGATATGTTCGCCCTAGAAGTAGGCGGCAAGTTCGTACTTTTTAACGTAGAGGAATTCAAACAGTGGCTACGCTGGGCGTAATCGGTAAGGGCTGGGTGGGACGCTCTATGGTAGAGATGTTCCCCGAGGCAGAGGTTTACGATAAGCACCTGCAGATAGGCTCAATGGCCCTTATCAACCAGTGCGACATAGCCTTCGTCTGTGTCCCAACCCCCAATAAAGAAGACGGTTCTCTCGACACGACCATCGTGGAAGAGGTAGTGTCCGAGTGTGAGTCCGACCTTATAGTCATCCGCTCCACCTGCCAGCCAGGTACAGCCGACAGGCTTAAGAGAGAGCTGGGCAAGAGAATAGTGAGCCAACCAGAATATCTAGGAGAAAGCGTGGCTCACCCACTGCTAGACCAGGGAGAGCGACCATTTATGATACTGGGGGGAGAGAAGGAAGATAACCGAAAAGTAATCGAGGCTTACCAAGGAGTTTATAATGCTAATATCAATATCCGACAGGTTACTAACCTGGAAGCTGAAGTCATCAAGCTTTCCGAAAACAGGGCCATTGCCCACAAGGTCGCGCAGTGTCAGGAGTTATATGACGCCTGCGAGGCCGCTGGGGTCGACTACTATACTGTCAGAGACGCCGTCTATGGAGATGACCCACGATTTAACCTATGGTTCAGCTTCGTTTATCCAGAAAACAGGGGCATGGACAGTAAGTGTATACCCAAGGACGTGATGGCCTGGGCCGCCTGGGCTGAATCAGTTGGCTATGAACCAAAAGTAACTAATGCCATATTGGCTAAGAACCGAGAATGGATAAAGTTCAATGAGACAAATTGATATAAGTACTAAGAAGTATCCCAACACCTTTACGCTAGTAGATGATGACCTTTTTGACTATTTAAGCCAATGGAAGTGGCGAAGAAATACTTTTGGTCATGTGGTTAGGGGTAACGGAAGCAAAATAATGATGCACAGAGTAGTAAATCTGACCCCTGATGGTCTATTTACTGACCATATTGACCGCAATCCGTTGAATAATCAGCGAGTTAATCTGCGCTCCTGCACTAATGCGCAAAACCAGTGGAATACTCCACACACGGGAGTCGGCTGGCACAAACATAATGTCCGCTGGAGAGCTAGAATTAAAGTCAATGGCAAAAACATATCATTGGGTTACTTCAAAGCTAAAAGCGATGCGCTAGAGGCATACAGAATAGCTAAAATCAAACTTCATAAGGAGTGGGTAGGTGCTGTCGATAATAATCCCAAGTAGGGACCCAAGGTTCCTCCAAAAGACCGTAGACGACCTCCTAGCCAAGGCCGAAGGTGAAGTTGAGATAATTATCGTCCTAGACGGCTACTGGCCCAACCCGATGATTAAAAATGACCCTAGGGTTATCGTTGTTCACCAGGGTACCGTACACAATCACAAGGGTATGCGAGACGGCATCAACGCTGGTGTCCGCCTAGCCCGCGGTAAGTACATTATGAAGATAGACGAACACTGTATGATGGACCAGGGCTACGACCTCAAGCTGATAGACGACTGCGAAGACAACTGGGTAGTTATCCCTCGACGCTACCGCCTAGACCCCGATAAATGGGAGATTATCCACGACGGACGCCCCCCAATCGACTATATGTACATCGAGTACCCATACCTTAAACCACTGGATATTACCCAGGGACTACACGGCAACGAGTGGAAACAACGCTACCACGACCGCAAGGATATAGAGATAGACGACACACCCACTACCCAGGGCTCCTGCTACTTTATGGCTAAGTCCTGGTGGGAAAAGATGGGTGAGATGGAGTCCGAGAACTATGGCACCTTCACCCACGAAGCCCAGGAGATTACTCTTAAGACTTGGCTAATGGGTGGGAGAGTAGTGGTAAATAAGAAAACCTGGTACGCCCATCTGCATAAGGGGAGGAAATATGGTACGGGCTATGGCTTCTCCACCGCCCAGTGGAAACGCCACTCCGAATCAATGGAAAAGGGCCGTCTGTACTGCATAAACTACTGGCTGTACACAACAGATTATCAGTATGACTGGGACTGGTTTATCCAGAAGTTCCCAGATATGCCTGGGTGGTCGCCCGACTGGAAGGAGCGGTGCGAGAAGGACAGGCTGCACGATTACTCAACACTAAATTATAAGGACAGCGAATGGCTGGAAGGACTAAGAAAATGATAGATAGCAGAATTAAATTAGCAGAACACTTTAGGGACTTAGGATTTAAGAAGGGTGCCGAAATAGGGGTATGCACAGGACGGTACTCCCGCATACTACTAGAAACCATACCAGACCTACAGCTCCTTGGAGTTGACCCATATCGACCGTACGCTGGCTACACCGACTTCAGGCGGGTTGGCACCCACAACAAGAACCTAGAGCTAGCCCGTGAGGCTACTGGAGGGTTTCCAGGCTACAGCCTAATGCTAGCCTTTGGGCACGAAGCCGCACAATGGATACCAGACGGCTCCCTGGACTTTGTATTCATCGACGGCAACCACCAGTACCCCGATGTTAAGCAAGACATAGAAGACTGGGCTCCCAAGGTCCGCGTTGGTGGAATAGTATCAGGGCACGACTACTACAACTTCAAATCAGGTAGAGGCGGAGTAGTCCAAGCCGTAGACGAATACGCCGAAAAACACGGCTTCCGAGTAAACTCAACTGGCTGGACCAAGGGTGCCCACCACGACGACAAACAGCCCGATTGGTACTGGGTCCAGTAATGTCTTTGTGGAAGGGCGAGAATGCCAACTACTACACAATACACAGATGGATGCGAGATAAGTTTGGTACTCCAAAAATATGTGAGTTTGAAGACGATACTTGTAATGGTCGTTTTGAATGGGCTAATAAGAGCCAGAACTATAGCCGAAGGCGCGATGATTGGATGAGATTATGCCGCTCTCATCACCAGAGATTTGATGGTCGACAGCGTGGAGCTAACGGGCAGTTTATTAAACAGGGTAGTATAAGGGGTAGATATGCTAATACTTAGAATGTGGTGGATAATACTGTGATTGTAGGCTCTGGAGATATTGCCTCCGTACTACACGATAGGGACGACCGTCTCTTCTTTGCATCTGGAGTTAGTAACTCGCAGGAGACCAGGGAGTCAGAGTTCGAAAGGGAGAAAGCCCTGCTAGCAGAACAAGACCCCAGTATGCACATAGTTTACTTCTCTACCCTATCGGTATTTTACGGGATGTCCAGATATGTAGACCACAAGAGAGAGATGGAAGATATCATCCAGACCCGCCCGCACAACACCATAGTTAGAATCGGCAACATAACCTGGGGCAACAACCCGCACACCCTTATTAACTACCTAAAAGCCCACCCAGAAGCCGAAATAAGAGACGAATACCGCTATGTAATTGACGAAGAAGAGTTTAACCACTGGGTGGATATGATACCCTACCGCAACTGTGAGATGAACATCACTGGTAGGCGGATGAAGGTACAAGAGATTTACGACGAAATACAGGCGGGTAAGCTATGAAGCCAAGTGTAGCCATCCTCACCTGCGTACTCGGTGGTTTCGATAAGCTAGTTGACCCAGTAGAGCAGAATATACCCGTAGACTTCCACCGCTGGACCGACGACAACTTCCCGCCGATTATGGGCCTTACCCCGCGGCTACAGTACCGTATACCCAAACTTTACGGCTGGGAGATGTTTCCTGGATACGAGTACTACATTTGGCTGGACGGTGCCTGCTCCTTCTTGCGGCCAGATTGTGCGACATGGTATTTAGAGCAACTAGATGATAATGACATAGCCTTTTTCAAGCACCCAACACGCCGAAGTGCCCGACAGGAGGTTGAGCACATTGAGGAGCACCTTCGCCTGGGTAAACCCTACATCTCCGCCCGCTATGTCAATGGGCTCCACCGAGAGCAGTACGAGGAGATGATGAAGGACCCCAACTTCCGTGATAACAAGCTTTGGGCCTCCACTACTTTTATCTATAGAAACACACCAAAAATGCAGGAGTTTATGAAAGATTGGTGGTATCATCAGAGCAGGTACTTTACCTGCGACCAGGTGGTCATTCCCTATCTGGTACACAAACACAAACTAAGCGTCAAAACCTTTGACGAACCACTCTATAAATCAGGCTATATTAGCCTAGTGAGTAGCCACAAATGAGCCGAATAGCAATAGTAGTCCCCACCATAGAGTCCCGCCAAGAGGTGTATGACAAGTTCATAGACGGATGGCAGCCTCTCTTCGACAAACACCAAGTTCACTTTATTAAAGTGATAGACGGAGAGAACCCGACAGTGAACGGCCTTTCAACGAAGGAGGTAATGGGTAAATATGACAAGGCGCTATCGAACTTCAATGCTGGTATTCGTAATCTTGGCTTTGCTTACATTGCTAAGACACTACCAGACGTCGAATACATTATTACGCTAGACGACGATGTGCTACCCATTGGCGACCCTATAGCCGACCACGTCAACGCCCTCAACCAGAAGGTCCCAATAAGCTGGATTTCCACGGCCGTAGACCAGTATATGAGGGGTTTCCCCTATATGATAAGAGACGAGGCAGAGGTTGTAGTGTCCCACGGCGTGTGGGAAGGGGTAGCCGACTGGGACTCCCCAACACAACTAGTACTGGGTTCGCACCGACCAGTGGAGTTCTACCGTGGACCCATCCCCAAAGGAGTCTATTACCCAATGTGTTCCATGAACCTAGCCTTTAAACGCAAGGCTCTACCCTTCCTATACCACGCCCCCTGGGCACTAGGCGTTAACCGCTTTGACGACATCCTTACTGGGGTAGAGGCCAAGCGTGAACTGGACAAGCGAGGTTGGGCCGCAGTATCAGGATATGCCAGGGTGCACCACGAGAGGGCCAGCAACGTCTACACCAACCTCCGCAACGAAGCCCCTGGTATGGAGCTCAACGAATACTTCTGGCAGGGTAACGAGGACCATCCGTACTTTAAGATTTATAGAGAGAAATACGCGTTATGGCAGGACTTCTTAGCGACCTTACAATAATCTACATCACCGCTAACCACATTAGCGACTTCTTCGCCGCTAATACCCGCAGGGTGCTAGTAGACGCCGCCCTAGACCTACCCATCATATCTGTGTCGCACAAACCTATGAACTTTGGTAAGAACATTTGCTTTGGAGATAATGGCCGCTCACAGGCCAACATTTACCGCCAGGTACTTATCGGCGCTCGTGAGGCTAAAACCAAGTATGTAGCCATAGCCGAAGACGATGTGCTATACCACGAGAACCACTTTAAGTTCCGTCCAAAAGACGGACACTGGGGATACAATATGAACGCCTGGTCCATCTTCACCTGGGGAGAGCCGATGCTTACCTACAAAACCCCAGGCGGTAGGAAGAACCTGAACGGCTTAATTTGTGAGCGTAAGATGTTAATAGACCACCTAGAGGAGAGGTTTAAGCTCCACCCAGATGACGACAAAATAGACATCAGAATATTCGGTGAGCCAGGCAAGTACGACAATCTCCTGGGTACTACTCCACACCCAGTGGAAAACTTCTACACCAACCCACCCAACATAGTATTCTCCCACCAGACCAACCTCCAGTTTGAGGGACTCGGTACCAGAAAAAGGGCTGGCGATGTACGCGCTACAGCTGTACCATATTGGGGAAGAGCTGAAGATTTAAGGAAACTTTACGAATGAAATTATCCATACTAATACCCGCCAGAAACGAAGAATGGCTAGCCCAGACGGTCAGCGACCTACTTGGTGCCACAGGAGAAGAAACGGAAATACTAGTGGGACTAGACGGAGCCTGGGCAGAACCAGGTATCACCGATGACCCCAGGGTCAAGATAGTCTATGTGTCCGAGTCCATCGGGCAGAGGGCTATGCAGAACAAGCTAGCCAGGATGTCCCGAGCTAAGTATGTAGCCAAGGTAGACGCCCACTGTGCCTTTGATAAAGACTTTGATAAGAAGATGTTTAAGGCCTTTGAAGAGGCTGGGGACGATGTAACTATGGTGCCAGTAATGCGCAACCTACACGTCTTCGACTGGAAGTGTATGAACTGTGGTATGCGCACCTACCAGGGGCCAAAGCCAGAGTACTGCCGTAACGAGATTTGTGAATCAGCCGTAGACGGTGGTGATGGACACGGCAAGCTAGGCCACCAAAAGAAGCTGGTCTGGAACCCCAAGACTAACCCACAATCGTCTGCTTACCGATTTAATAAGAACCTACAGTTTAAGTACTTCCCAGAGCTTAGGGCTCGCCTACCCAGGACTGGACTGCAGGAGACTATGAGCTTACAGGGTAGCTTCTTTATGTGTACTCGTGAGAAGTACTGGGAGCTAAACCTATGCGATGAATCCTGGGGCAGCTGGGGGCAGCAGGGCACTGAAGTAGCGCTAAAGACCTGGTTATCTGGCGGACGAGTACTATGTAATATGGACACCTGGTACGCTCACCTGTTCCGAACCCAAAAGGGCTTTAGCTTCCCTTATCCACACTCTGGGGCATCACAGCAACGAGCCCGCGAAATAAGCCAAGACATCTTCCTAAACAACAA